TATTATATTTCTTAAATTTTTTTGAGGACCAGCTAACATTTGTTGTTGTTTTTTAGTTAATCCAGCCATAGCATTATTTAAAAAATTATCTTCTGCTTGTTCTTGTGAAGTTTCTTTTATTAATTCTTTTTGTTCTGGTGTTAAGCTCATGTCGCTTTCACTTATTCTATTTATAAAATCTAAATTTGTTAGACCTTGATAATCATTTAAATTTATGTTTTCATCTTCATCATCAACATCTAGTCTGTTATATTTATCTCTGATATCTAGATTTTGAAAAGAAGCAGATCCACCTAAAGGTAGATTTGCAAATCTAGACATATCAAAACTTGGTTCATTAAATTTTCTTCCAAAACCAAATCTTTGTCCAAGACCTCTGATTAGATTTCCAAACAATCCACCACCTCTTATAAAATTCATGATACCACTGCCTCGTGATCTAGCAAATGCTTTTGGTGCAATTGCTCTTGCTGCAGCTAAATCTGCAGGACTCACAAGATTTCTACTATCAAAAAAACCTGGATTGACTCTTTGACCTGCACCTGCAGCAATGGCTGCCGATCTTAAATCTCTTGCTTCTTGTGGACCAATACCCGCTGCTCTTAAATCTCTCCTGTCTCTCTCAGTTTTACCACCGGTTTCAGCAGCACTCATCGCAGCACCAGATCTAAAATTACCATCAGCATCGAAATCATCATAACTAGGTATACCTTTTGGTCCTTTGTGCGGTGTGCCTTTTTTCATTTTCTTCAACATCTTAGCTTCATCTTTTGTGATGTATGCTAGTTTTGTTGGTGTAGCGTCTTCTCTAGATTTAAATTCTTTAGGCACGGTTACAGATTCAGAATTTTTAATATAGTTCTTAAATCCGTCTTGAACTACGAATCCTGCTTCTTTTAACATTTGTCTCGCTTGTTGTGATCTAGTTATGGCCATCTTACTATCTTATTTTGTTTCTCCAAATAAATCAAGGCTTGGCATGATAACTCTGACATCTTTTCTTATGTCAGATTCTGGCACACCTTTTGCTTTCCAATCAGCATCGTCCTTATATTTCTCCCCTGTTTTAAGGTTACTGATGGTTTCTATGATATCTTTTGGTTTTATTACTACTACATCTTTCATTATGATACTACCTCTCTCGGCTGTATTTCTAATATTGAAGCTATGACGTGCAGCTCGTTCGCGCCAGCAGCCTGTACTTTAAGAACCTCACTCTCTTCCATTACAAGAGGTTGGGTTAAAAGTTCTGTTGTTGCCTTGGATGCTATAGCTTTATCTTTAAATAAATTAAATATTGCACCGCTAGAATTAACTAATGTTATGGTTATCGTGGTCCCTGATCCGGCGTCCTCGGATACCAGTAAAGATTTAACCACAGCTGTTTTTGCTGACGGCACAGTGTACAGCGTTGTCAGATCTGTTGTCGTTAAATCTACTTTTTTATTTATAAAACTATTTGCCATTAATTTAAAAAGAAGTTTTGAGCTTCTACCTCATCTTTTAATTCTTGTTGATACGTGGTATTTAGTTTTACTATAATACCATCCAAGTCCCTAGCCTGAGCTTCAGCTACAGTATAGTCATACTCTTGTGCTGGTCTGGTTATAATCTGTGTAATCTTTGCCATTATCTACGTCCATCTGGTTGTATGTCTAATCTGAAAGTTCCTAGCTTCCAACTTTGATCAGCAGCTGTATTTTCTATTTTTAATGAAACTGCTCTAGCTCTTGCACGTGTATCAACTTTGGTTGTAGTTGAGGTGATATCAAACGGTCCAAGAGGTGAACTGGCCTGTGTACTATTTGGAAAGTTTTTTAATTGTAATGTAACTCTTGTAGCTCCTGTTTGTGATATAAAATCTGGTATGAATCTTCTTATCTTCATAATAAACTCACCGTCTCCTCTAAATGTTGCAACACCAGTTTGTTGACCTCGAGCAGATCTTTGTTGTGTAATGTCAAAATCCCCTGAAGATATGTTTGATAACACCGCTGTTATAGTACCATTTTTATTTTGATCAGTTCCTATCTCATGTTCGTAATATGCAGTTCTACCCTCTGTGTTGCCCACAACATCAAAAGATGAATCATTACCCGCAGTGTATTCTAACGCGTGTGGTGTTCCAAAAACAGCAGAGTCTCTCCACATAGTTCTGGCAAGTGTGCCTACAGTCCACACAGGTCTTTGTGGTGATGAATCAAAATAATTATAAGTAACTTGTTTGTTAACAACATCTGATGTGCCAGATGGATAAAACCATATAACCTCACCAAATAGATTATTTAAACCTGCAGATACCAACTGATTACCAGATGTTAGATTTATGTCATTGTAAACGTGATCCTCTACTAAACAAGGTAGTGATTCTAGTTTACCACCATATCTAAAAAAACCATTCTCTGACATCCAATAAGCTGCACCATCAACCTCTACGCATGCATTCTGTCCAACAAGTCCGCAGTGTGTCCCAACCTGTGAGAAGGCAAAGGTAAACGGTTGACCTACAAAACGTTGTGTAAATAATGCTGTGTCAGTCCAAACAAGAAGTGCATCTCTACCCCTAATGGCTCCTCTGATCTGTGATCCGTCGGCCAATCTCTGTGTACCAGCCGTATTAGTTGCTGTAGGTGTGTATGTATTAATATCCTCTTGGTCAGAAAATCTTATAAACATATCATCCTGTGTAGATGAATCTCCAATGGTTGTTTCTGTTCCAAAAAATACTAAGTGTCTATCAGGTGTCGATACTACCATGTGTCTTGATGCAGTTGGTGCACCTGTGATAATACTTGCTCTGGTTTCTGTAGCGTTACCTAAATTAGAATCCCAAGAGAAAACAGGACCATCGTGAATTAGACAAATAGCTTTGTCACCAAAATTATCTAATGACCACATGCCAGGATCTAAAGCCAAACCTTCTGCTGTCTGTTCATTCCATGCAGCGTAATCCGTACCATTAGTAACAGTAGCTCCGTCGCTGTGAGATGCAGCAGTCGTTCCTCGAGCGCCTCGTGTTACACCAGTCAAGGTATTACCACTTATGCCTGTGTATTGAATCATCTCTGCTCCAATTAATACAAAGCTAGTCCCAGTATTTGGAAACTGTGTAGCGTTCGTTAGAACTATAGTTGTTGTACTTGCATCTATAGCTCCATTCAAAGTAGTTGTTACTGCTCCAGTATCCTCACCACCATATGTACCTAAGCCCCAACCAAAACCTTTTTCCTGAACGGCTGTTCCTACAGGATAATAATGTTGTACTCTGATACCACCTGATGTTGTTGCTCCGGAACCTGACTCGTTTGATGGCATTGTAACTGTCAGAGTTGTTCCTGTTGGAACAGAGGTCACCATAAATTTTTTATCGTTAAAATCTGAAGCTCCGAAATTAGACCCTGTTATGGAAGAAAAATTATCTAGTAAAATTATATCGTTAGGAGATATACCATGAGCTGTAGCAAAAGTTATTGTTACAGCAGAGTCGCCGTTGGTTGTGCTAAATGCATTTGTGAGAGTTGTAGTTGTTTTAATAGGGTGTATGTCATAAAATACTCCACCAGAGAAAGCATACAGTATTCTATTAGTGCCAATAATAGCATACCTTCTACCTGCCGTATTTACAAAATGATGTAAGCCTCTACCAGCACCTGTTAATTCGTTAGAATTAAGGGCTCCTAGCTGGTTCCAGCCACCTATTTTTTCAGGTATACCGTATCTAAATCTCACATTATCACAGTCAGTCCATTGTCCCTCTGCTCCGGTTTCTGTGATTTGTTTATTGATACCTGGTTGAAATCCTATTTTTTGCAGCATAATAAGACACTATATATAGTTTTTAATTTTTTGGTAGCATTATATCCCAATCTAGCTTGGATATCAAATGCTCTAAACTACGTTAAAGTTTATGATACATCTAGTTCCTTTGGTGGGCTGTTCAGCCGTGTGCCACAAAGAGCCATCAAAAGTCAATATCGTGCCTTGTTTAGGGGTAACTCTTTTCCATTCTTTCTTATTTTTATAAATAACAGTATCTCCGTCAGAGTCTAATAAGTAATAAATAAAAACTGTGTGTGGGTCATCACGATCTGTATGCAATGGATCTCTTTTTCCTATTAATTTTTGATTTAATGGCAATTGTAAAAAAGATCTAGCTTGCACAATATTGCCTTTTATAACATGTCTAAATAAATCTAACATATTAGCTTGTTGAGATACAACTTTACCATTGTCTATAAATATATGACCAAAAGCGGGAGCATACTGTTTACTGTTTTTAAAAGTTATATTGTTTACATAATACCAAGGAAATTTTGATAGAACAAAATCTTTTAATTGTTCTTGAACTGCTTTACTAAGAGCGTTCTCGATAATTTTCATGAAAAATTATTATGGTGTCGGTGGATCCCATGCAAGAGTGTCAGGATTCCACTCATAAGTATTTTGTGGGGTCTGGTGATCTACACCTTTCCACATTTGGGCTTCTTCATCCCACCAAACGCCGTAAGGTCTTATATTTCCGTTATCATTATATGTATCAATTGTAGGGTATGGAACTGGAGCTTGCCAATCATCATTGTCGTCTAGACTCCATGATGCAAAAGGTTGTTGTTCCATAAATTTATCTTTAGAATAATCATATACATTTCCCACACCTGCATATCTTTTTCTTAAACCGTTTTGAAATGTTTGTTTCCATGTCCCACCTTTAAACCAATTAACACACCATGCTTCCCCATCAGCGTGCATTGGGTTATCTTTTAGTGGACCATCAGCAGTAACTATATCATCTCCTACTGCAACTACTTGAACGACTCTCCACACAGTTTGTGAATTGTCAAATGGTGCGTCTTGTTTTTCTAATTGTGCAAAATATTGTGCCATATAAAAATATACCTCATCCTTTCAATATTGTAAATAATTATCTATCAAAAAATTGTATCCTATTAAGTCTTAATTTAGGGCAATCTCTTGCTTGTATTCTACCTATAAAGAATACTAAAGTCAACCTGTCTTCCTTAGGGTTACAATAAATATTGTCTACACTATGCCATTGAAACCCATCAAAAGCCACCAAAGTATTATATATATTATTAAAGGTATGTGTTTTTATAAATTTATTTTCTAGAGAATCCATTTCTTTTTTGTACTGACTTAAATTTATTTTATTCTTTTTATAAAAATCTAATTTAGTTTTAATTGCACTTTTGTTTTTAACGGGTTCTTTTTTAGGTGTATACAAAGTTGTGCCACTTTCAGGATAACTTTGTTTATTTAAATATATTAAACCCCCTAAAGAAACACCATCATGATGTATCCAACCCTTATTTTTTATATCTTTTAATGATTTTGAATAAGGTTTAATTTTATGGAAACCTAAATAAGTGTCAGAGTAACCAATGTTTTGAAAGTCTTCATAATACATTGATAGTATGGATAAGATAGTTGTATTAAAAAAAGTATAGTCTACCTCAGCCAAATTTTTAGTTCTTTCTCCTGGGTAAGAACCTGTTTCTGATTTTTCATATTTAAGACTTTTTGCAAATTTAACAACTTTACCTGGTTCTTTAAAAAAATTATTTATACTTGTTGTTGGAAATATGTTCATTACTATTTAAATTCCTCTGATAATCCTAGCATGGGTCTGCCATCATATTTATTTTTAGAACCGAATGTATTGTAATGTAAAAATACTTGACCGGATATATCACCTTGAAATTCCTCTCTCCAATGTTCCATTTTATCTCCACTGTATATAAGTAAATCACCAGGAGTTAGATCAACTTTAAACCCATCTTGAGCAAGATTATTTGTAGTGTTTAAATATATAGGCCAAGGATCTCCACCTAAATTTACGGTAGCGGATATAGCACACGAACTTCTATCTTTATGTCTAGATAAAATATCTCCTTGTTTATATAGCCTTGCATAAGAGTATGTTTCAATTAATTTTGTTTTTGTTTTCTTTTCAATTGTATCTTTTAAAAACATTAACAATGTTTCCATCGCATGGTCTGAGTAAATAGAATATGTATTTGGAATTTGTGTATCTAAGTAAGAACCCATTGATCTATCATACGGTGAAAGAAATCTTGTTTCTTGTAAATGATCTAATACTTGTTTTCTAAGTTTTAGATAATTAAATAAAAAATTCGCTAGGTTTTTATCTATTGCTTTTTTAACAATTTCAAATTTATATTTTTCAAATTTCATTTCTAACTTTCCTTAACCATTCTTTGTGTGTAATATAACTGTATGTATCTTCATATTTTATCTGTATCAATTTTTTAAAATTATTATTAAGCATATTATATTGTTTTTTTATTTTTTCAAGATCTATTAATCCTAAACCATGCATGACCACAATATAGTGTGGTTCTCTAAATAAGAAATATTGACTTTTACAAAAATCTTCGCGTATAGGTAGCCTAGTTTTAAACACTTCTAATCTGTCTTTTAATGAATCAGGCATTATTTGAGTTTTCCAAAATTTTTCCTTTCTAGGTGTTATGTAATGAAGGCATATAAAATCTCTTATGTTTAACATAATGTCTTCCATCGTATTATTAAATTTATCTATAGTGTTTTGATTGTAGTTAACTATATAGTGTGAAAGTAAATGAGCTTGTTGTATGGAAGTGCCAATAGAAGATGCTTCTAATGGCTCTACAAAGTTAGCACTTAATCCCACGGCAAAACAATTTTTTATCCACGATTTTTCTAAATACCCAGGATCAAAATTAATTTGTTTTCTAACCTCTACTTCTTTTTGTAATTTATTTTCTACTTCTTTGTGCGCTTGCTCTTTAGTAATTACATCACTATCAAATATATAACCATTGCCTGTTCTACCCCATACAGGAATACTAAACATCCATCCTGCTTTCATAGCAGTAGCCGTGGTATATGGATTGTGATTATACATATCTTCTGTTGGAAAAACTATTGCAGATTTAACTTTTAAATATTTACTAAAACTAATCCATCTATTTTTAAATTTGTTTATTAATACTCTCCTAAAACCAGTGCAATCTATAAAAAAATCTGCTGTGTGTTTATGACTACCTTTTATATATTCAATACCGTCTTTATTTAATTTGACCTCTTTAATGATATCTTCTTGTATTAATATGTTTCTTTCAATGCATTTCTTTTGCAGATATTTATTTAATTTATGTGTATCAAAATGTAATTGATTAACCGGTCTTGGATTATTAGGGTCTATTTTTTTAGATAAATATTTTTTACCAAACACCCCGTTGTTTAATACATACGCTAAATAACCAACATGTTCTTGTCCTAGTTTTAAATCAGGATGCAAAGCGTGTAAGTAATTTTTTTCACCCCATTCTTTAAAATATATTCCTGATTTTAATGTTGAGTTACATTCTTTTATTACTTCATTAAAATCTAATTGACACCAATTCATAAAATCCATCCAGTGTTCTGTGCTTCCTTCTCCCACACCAATGATACCAATGTCTTCGGATTTAATTATTTTAAGGTTTATGTTTTGATTAAATTTTTGTTTTAAGATTAAAGCTGTTACTAGCCCTGCTGTGCCTGCACCTACAATTGTTATTTCCATAATTAATGTTCTAATTGTTTTAAATAATCTCTTTCTTTATTACCAGCCGTTTCAAATTTTTCAGTAACCTTTATGTCTTTAATTAATAAATATTGAACTAGAGGCGTGTTTTTCTTAACTAAAGTTTCACCATGTAGATTGTGCCAATACAATTGTACATTCATGTGGTGAAGTCCTTCACCTAATAAACCTGTTGCAGCAGTAAACGCATTTGTATCATTGTATGCTACTGGCATGCTAAGTAATTTATAGCCTTTAGGCACATACACTACCCAAGGGCTTTGTATTTTAATGACTGTTTTAAGTGTGTTTTCATCCATTGGTCTAAACTTATCTAATTGATTTGGGCTATGAAAATGAATGTAATCAAATATAATATCACCATATTTAGAACTTTTTTGGTCAAACTCTGATCTCCAATTAAAAGAACTTTTATCGCCATTTGTTGTAATAACAATGTCTTGATAAGTTTTTTGAATCCAACCGGTTTTAATTATACTATTTATACCTGGACATTTTGCAGTATGCATAAACGCAGGATTTTTTTTGTAGTCTTCATAAGCTTTTTTAAACCAAGAAAAATTTAATGGTTTGTTTTTTTCTAAACTAAAAGATATGTCAGGTAAAAAACTCTTAAATATTATTTTATCTTTCATGGTTTTTTTAAATTAAAATTATACGCTAAAGAAATTCTTTCGCTATTATCCTGTTTCATTTCTACACAATGATGTAACGAAGATCTGAATATTAATAGATTACCTTGTATAGAACTATATCTTACTTTTGTACTTAAAGCCTTAGTATCTACATCAAATTCTTCAGTGTATAAGCCTTCGTTTCTTTCAAATATTATTTTAGGATTTTCTTTTGTTGATTTTAAAACATAAATTACAGACAGTTGTCTATTAGGGTGACAATGAAATTCTTGAAAATCATATTTTTTATAAACATTAAACCAGCCTTCAGCATTGTTTATAATTAATGTTCCACCTATAGCTTTAATGTATTCATGAACTTTTTCGTAAACAATATTATTTATAATATCAAATCTTTTATCACTACAAATATTATATGTATGACACGTTTGATACAACTTTGACACCCAGTTGTTTTCTTTATTTTTTATTTTACTTTGTATTTCTTTACAAATAGGAACTATTTTTTTAGCTATTTTTTCATTGTCTTTTAAAACTTCTTGACCAATAAAAGTAGGAAACCATGTTTCTATATTAATCATACACCTATTTTATTTGGTTTAGGTATCGCTTGCACATTCCAATGAATAAATCTAAATGGTTCATAGCCTACATCCACAGAAAATAAATGTGGTAAGTAAGATGGAAAAAATATCATCGTGCCTGGTTTAACTTTATAATGTATTTCTGGACTTCCATAAGTAACTTCATTTACACCTTTTAATGGTAAACCGTTCATCATAGAACCTGGTCTTGGATCCTGAAACACAGGTTTAGAAGTACATTCACTTGCATTTAAAAAATAAAAACCTGATATATGTCCATTCCAATGAGTATGTAAAGTATGATGTCCACCACCTACTTTAGCAAACTCTTGAACCCAACTTTCTGTTAATGTAATATCAAATTTAGATAAGTCATAACCCATTTCTATTAATAAGTTTCTAGAAGTAAGAGTAACGTACTGGTGAAGAGCCATAAAGTTTTCATCTTGTATTAAAGTTGTTGAATGAAATACATGACCCATATCTTTTTTATTTCCATATTTTTTATTTCTTTTATCTATTATTGGTTTGAAATGTTTTTTTGAAGCGATAATATATGGATCCGAATATTTGTTTAATTGTTTTACATGTTCTGGTGCTTGAGCTACCCAAACAGGTGTAGGAAATAAATCTGCTCTGCTTAAGTCTTTTGGAAATTCTTCAGCAAATTTTATCGCCATCTCTTACCTCTCATCCAACAAACTAAGCTGTGTCTAGTTCCTTTAGTAACAGGTGCTACTTTATGAAATACATAAGAAGGAAAAACTACTGCCGCACCTCTAGTTTGCATAAAATCTAATTTTATTTTTTTTGCATTTTCAGGTAGGGGATGTGGTTTACAAATCCAAAAATCTCCACCTTCATATTCATCAGGGTCAGTCAAGTTTAAACATAAAGAAAGTTTTCTTGTATCTGGTTTAGCATCTTCAACAGGCCCATCTAATTGATCTACGTGCCATTCATAATGACCATTAGAATCATACCTTGTATATTGTATGGCTTCTGCACGAGTAAGGTCAAAATTATAAGTAGATTTATTTGCCATATCAACAAACTTTAATAATTCTTTATATATCCATTTATCACTTAACCAAACAATTTTAGACTTTCTATAATCACTAAATACTTGTTTGTGTTTTGGCCCTGTGGTAGACGCCTCTTGTTTTTCTAATGTGCTAGCAAATTTAATTACATCATTACAAAATTTATTGCCTACTGCATTTTTCCAAAACAAAAATAAGTTGTTTTCCATGTTCTTTCTTTAAGATTTTATACAAGAAAATATATAGTATGTCTAGGGTCTATCCGTCAAAATTAACACAACCAGAAACTATAAATTTTAAAACTGTACAAGATCCTGTAGTGATAATAGTGTTACAACTTGGAGCTATTGCTATGTTTGCTGGTTTACAAGCTGTAGGAAATCTTAGGTATACGACACCTGTTGCACCTACATTACTTCTTCCACCGCCACCACCTTGATTGGCTGTAGCCGCGCAGCTGTTTCCACCGTTTCCTCTACCATTAAGAGAATTACATACTCCAGATCCTATTCCGCCACATCCAAAATTTTTAGTTGATCCTTCTATGTCAGAAGGTTTTCCAGCTCCAGCTTCTCCCGTTCCGCCTCCGCCTCCGGCCGTCGCAGCCGTACATGCGCCTCCACCAGAACCAGATCTAAATCTAGCTGTTGGAGGTCCTGAATAGTTAGGGGCTCCACTTCCTGGATTTCCGTAACAAGAACCAGCTCCACCAGATGTTGAGTTACAGTGGTGGAAACAGCCACCTCCGCCACCAGATCCGCCTAGTGGGTTAGGTGCAGCTCTTCCATTTTTATGTCTTGTCTCAGCTCCGCCACCACCTTTTACAGTAATAGCTGTAGGCTCACATTTAAAAGCAATTGAGGTTCCGCCGTCACCAGCTGCGTAAGGAGATGTTCCTCCTCCAGGACCACTGTTTCCTGATCCACCTGCTCCTATTTGAACTGAGATTGCTCCGCAATCAGTATTTTTTGTAATACCAGATGTGCCAGGAGCTAAGTAAGAATAGTGAACTCCGCCACCGCCGCCTCCGCCGCCGTAGCCGGACACTCCTCCGCCTCCGCCACCAACAACGAAAAAATCATAGGTAATACAAACAGGGCCACCAGCGCCTCCAGAACCAAATCCTAAAATTTGGTAACCAAAAGATTTACCTTTTCTGTCTTGAGTATTTTTAGTGCTCTTACCTGCTGTAAGTTTTTTATCTATTTCTCGCATATTTAAACCTATTACGCGTCGTTAGCTGCACTTGTTGTAAAATGTAATTTAATTCCAAGTAATCTTGCATCAGCATCTAAGTCATCCGCTGAAACATCTCTTGATACTTGAAAGAAAACATATTCATCTGCACCAGGCGAGCCTGCAATAGTTACAGCACCACTTTCAGCAGAGACGTCTAAATCGTTAGATGTTCCACTGTGTGCTTTCGCTGTTGCAACGACTTGTGTTCCAAAAGCTGTATTTAAATCCCCACTATCAGCTAAAGCTACAGCAGATAATCCCCATGCAGTGGTTCCTGTGTCTGTTGAAGTAGCTGTGAAAAATGCTTGAAAAGTTACTGTGCCTGCATTCCATGATTTAGGAAATGCAACTGCAAACTGTGCAAATTCATCAGAAGTTTTATCAAAGTCTAAAGTTTTAATTTCTGGGCCATTAGATAATTCTACTTGTGCTGCTTCTGCGCCACTTGTAGTATTTGGATACATAGCAATAGCTGGAATCCATATCGTTTCTTTACCTGCTATCTTAACTGCAGATACAGTTCCACCACTATCTTCCGCTTTAATTATACCAGTGCCTTTTGTTTTAAGGTCTATACCAATGTTAGTATCGTCTCCAGATGCTGTAATCGATGGATTGTTTCCTGTCGCAGCGTTTGCGTATGTAACTTCATTAACAGCGGAACTTGTGGCTGTTAAAGTAACTAATTCATTTCCGTTTGTATCTGAAATTTTTGTTCCTATTGCAGGACTAGTTAGAGTTTTATTTGTTAAAGTTTGTGTTCCAGTTGTTGTAACATCCCCATCTCCAAAAGCTAAAGTTATAATGTTTGGATTAGTTCCGTCATCTGCTGCTGCAAAAATTAATTGATCACCCTTGTCTGTAGCTGAAAAAGTAAAAGAATTACCAGATCCAGATACATATTTAAATTGTACTGTGTATGCACCTGATGTTGAATTTCTTAAAAAATAAAAAGTTTGAACATCTAAAGGTATTGTTACAATTTGATTTCCTGTAATTGTACCTGTGAACTCAATCATTCTGTGAGATAATACAGCTCCAGTTGATCCATCAGAAACAGATAAAGTTGTAGTTTGTGCACCACCAGCTATTGATTGCTGAGTAAATCCACCAGCTATTTGTTCTATAATTTGTAAATTAGTATTAGTCTTCGTTCCCCATGTACCGGCGTTTTCACCAGTTGCTTGAAGTTCTACCCCTAAAGGCGTAAATGTTGATGCCATAATTTTTATCTCCTATGCAGCGTCACTATAACTTGTATTTGAGCCAGTTGCAACATCTGTATACGATGTATTTGAACCTGTGTCAACTTCAGAATATGCTTGAATTCCAAACCCTGAAGCAGTTCCAAATGCAGCTATAGAAGCTGTTGCTTGTTGGCCTGTTAATGTTATATCAAAAGTAGAGCTAATTGACAACCCTGTTCCTACACTAGAAGTAGCAGATTGTCCCGTTATACCCAAAGTTAAATCTGTAGGATCTATTGATCCAACATTAGAAGTTGAAGAAACTCCTGTTGGTATTACTACAGGATTTGAATTTACACTTATACCACCTAAACTTATTGTTGATGATACACCGGTTAAATCTACATCTGGACTTGAAAGTTCTGTGGTATCTCCAATAGAAACTGTTACTGATTGACCCGTTAGTTGTACGGCTACACCAACAATTGAACTTGCCGCTCCGACAGATACTGTAGTTGATTGACCAGTTAAAGTTAAAGATACATCTCCAACAATTGTAGGAGCACCAACAGAAGAAGTTGTAGCTTGTCCTGTTAAACCAAGTGCACTTGCAACATCATCTAATGCAAATAGACCCCAAGAATTATTATTCCAACCTTTTTCTCCCCAACCATTGCTACCTAAGAATGATTCTAATCCAAAACCTGTTAACTCTGCATGAGCATCATTTGATCTACCATAAGCTTCTTCACCCCAGCCATCACGACCCCAACCTGTTTCATTGTAGGCTTCTAAAGATCCAACAGAAGCAGTCATAGACACACCTGAAACTTCTACTGAATTGTCTGGTATTTCTCCCCACTCTCCAGAGTTCCAAGCTTTACCACCCCAACCTTGTTGAGGTACACCCATATTTGTTCCATCACCAACGGATGAAGTTAATCCAAATCCTGTTAAACTTACTACAGGGTTATTACTTTCTCCAAACGGTCCAGCATTCCAAGTATTTCTACCCCAACCATTTGATTGAAAAGATAATAATCCATCAGCGTTTAATGTAGATGTTAATCCAAAACCTGTAAGAACAGCTGAGTTATCATTTACTTGGCCCCATTCACCATTATTCCAAGTAGTACCACCAAATCCGGTTTGAGGTACACCCAGGTTTGTGCCATCGCCAACAGATGAAGTTAATCCAAGACCAGTTAAAGAAACATCAACTCCATCTTGTTTTCCCCAAGAGTTTTGATTCCAAGGTAATACACCCCAAGAATCTCCCGCAGGAGTATTTGCTTGTCCACCCATTCCAGAGTGATTACTACAATAATAATATAAAGTCGGTGCAGAAGCTGCAACTGTAATTTGAGTATATGCTCCTGAGCTACCAGGGGTTCCATTAGTTGTAACTCCCGTAGTATATTCTGATCCCCCGCCCCAAGTTCCGTTTGAAGTTGCGGAAAGTCTTAATGGGTGATTACCGTTTGAAGAATCTGATTGATCAAATCTATATGTGCCGCCTTCAGCTATATTTATTGTGTCTTGTTGTACACCATCAATATAATATTTATTTCCTGAACCGGTGAGAACCACCGTTACTGTAAAGGTTCTAGTAACGGACATACCGCGCTACTCCCTTATGCTATTCGAATAATCGCGTTAGATGCGTCTGCTGCTGGGAATTGAATTGTAAAAGTTCCGCTTGTTACAGTTTTATCAGATCCAAAATCGATTACACAAACTGCTGGGTCACCTGAAGCTGAGTCATTAAAAATTAAACAACCTCTAGCAGTAAAAGAAGCAGATGTAAAACTAGTGTCTGAAAAATCACAAACTGCAGTCGTGCTATCCGCTACTGGGTCTTGGTTAGTAAGAGCGTTTCCTTTTGCTGTGTAACCAGATCCACTAACTTCGTTAGAAGTTGTATACGCAGTTGTTGATGCACCTAAAGATGCTGAACTTGTATACAAAGCTAAATTAAAAGTATTTCCTCCAGACGCGCTAAAATTGTGAACTGCTTTTAAAAGTTCGACTTTAAAACTTGTGCAAACTGCCGATGTTATTGCCATAATTTAATCTCCTACGGGTTTGCTGAGGTTACTGGTATACGAATAGCGCCATCAGTGTAGTCGTCTCTTCGTCTTCTACCAACTTGCTCGTTAGCAAACTTTTGTACTTCCTGTTTATACTTATTTTCGTATAGTGTCAACATATCTATCGGGCCTTTTAAAAATCCATATGCCTCTGATAAACAGCAATATAGCAGTCCATTTGGAAAATTAAGACTAATATAATTAGTGTCATTATTCTCTAATAATGCTGGCGCGACGTTATAATGGACTCTAAATTTATAAGTTGTATCAGGAACAGGAGCAAACATCATTCTTCCTGAATTAGTATCTGCCTCCCCTGTAGCACCACCAAACATAGCATAATATTTTGGTTGTCCTCTTTTAGAAGACTCAGTTGATGAAACATATTGTTGAAGATATGTAACATCTTTTTTTTCTAACCAAACGTTAGCGCCAGTTGTAGCTGAAGTTGAATCATATACTTGTATACCTCTAATAAAAACAGCTCCTGCTGGAGCATTAATAGTTTCTTGACCTGTAACTAAATTACCTGTTTGTTGCTTTCTATCAGCATCAATTGGCACATCTCTAAAAATTCTATACTGTGCATTTAAAATAATGTTTTCTAAAACAGCGTCTGTTAAAACGTTTGAATCTGTTTCTGTGTAACTTCTTATTTGAGTTTTTAATCCTGATGCGCTTAATCCAGCCATTAATTAGACTCCTCTTTACACTTACATTCTTTGATACCAAATAATTTACAAATTAAATTTTTAATTTTTTTAATCATGCCGTTACTGTGACTGGCCCTGCTGAAGCTATGTCACCTCCTCCTTCTAATGTTACTGAAGCTGTAACTCCAGAATTGAAAGTATATTTATTATCATTAACTTTAGTAATTGTATACCCCCCAGCCACATTAATTGTAGCTGCTGGTAAATTTGCTACATTTGAAGCATCTCTAAATCTAACAGTATCACTAGTGGATCTACCATGATTTGGTTC